AGAAAGAATTGATTAACATGGCGGCAGACAGAGCACCATTTATTGATCAATCTCAATCTATGAACATTTATATGCCGAATCCAACATTGTCAAAGATTACATCATCGCACTTTCATTCGTGGGAAAAGGGGTTGAAAACATTATGTTACTATGTGAGAACTAAAGCGATTTCAACTGGAGCAAAACACTTAGCATTGGATATGACAAAGGTACAAAAACCTAAACCAAATGTTGAAATTCCTAAAGTAGATTACAGTAGTATGAATTTACCACCAAAACCTGAAGGAATCGAAATTGAATGTTTCGGATGTTCTTCATAAAATAATAAAAATCCCAACTCATGTTGGGATTTTTCATTTTAGGCTATTTATAAGGAAACTAACCGTAGTATATTTATCTTTATGGCAAATGGTGTAACATATGGACTTAATTTTCCATTCAGAGATTCTAGACGAGGTGATTATTTAGAACTCACGGAACTAGAGTCTCAACAAATTAAATCGGATTTGATTCACTTATTATTAACTAGAAAAGGGAGTAGATATTATTTACCTGAGTTTGGAACTAGATTATATGAATTTATATTCGAACCTTTTGATGGATTGACATTTGATGCTATTCAATCTGACATCCGAGATGCGGTTGAGACATTCATGCCAAACTTACTTTTAAATAATATATCAATAACACCAGCTGATCCTGAGTTTGAGGTTGACACAATGATTGGTCAGAATACAGTTGGAACGAGTGAATCTCCAGTATATCGATTTCCTGGTAAGGGAACTTCAGAATACACTGCTAAAGTAAGAATAGATTACGCAAATAATAGAAGTTCTTTTGCCCAAAGTGATTTCGTTATTATCAATATTTAATATAGATGGCAAATCGTAAAATATCATACACCACAAGAGACTATCAGGGAATAAGAACTGAATTGTTGAATTATGTTAGAACATATTATCCTGAACTTATTCAGGATTTTAATGATGCTTCAGTTTTCTCTGTCTTTTTAGATTTAAATGCTGCGGTTGCGGACAACCTCCATTACCACATAGATAGAAGTATTCAAGAAACAGTTCTTCAATACGCACAACAAAGATCTTCAATATATAACATAGCTCGAACTTATGGTTTGAAATTGCCAGGTCAAAGACCTTCTGTTGCATTAGTTGATTTTTCAATTACAGTTCCTGCTTTTGGAGATCAAGAAGACCAAAGATATCTTGGAATTTTAACAAGAGGATCTCAAGTTTCAGGTGCTGGTATTGTTTTCGAAAACATATATGACATCGATTTCAGTTCTCCGTATAATGCACAAGGATTTCCGAATAGATTAAAAATACCTAACTTCAATGCCAATAATGTTTTAATCAATTACACAATTACAAAAAGAGAACTTGTTGTTAATGGTGTAACTAAAGTATTCAAGAGAGTAATAACACCAAATGATGTTAAACCTTTCTTTGAATTATTTTTACCTGAGAAAAATGTGTTGGGTATTACAAGTGTTCTTTTAAAAAGTGGAACTGAGTATACGAACTTACCATCAACCGCTGAATTCTTAGGGGCAACCAATAAATGGTATGAGGTTGATGCTTTAGCTGAAGATAGAGTTTTTATTGAAGATCCTACAAAAGTATCGGACCAACCTGGAATTAAAGTTGGAAGATATGTTCAAACATCAAATAGATTCATAAGTGAATACACACCTGAAGGTTTTAAAAAATTAACTTTTGGTGGAGGAACTAATACCGCTCAAGATTCTTTGGATCAATTTACAACATTGGGAGCAACAATTGATATTCAAAGATATTCTAACAACATATCATTAGGATCGGCGTTGATACCTAACTCAACTTTGTTTGTCCAATATAGAATTGGTGGAGGTTTAGGGACTAACTTGGGAACAAATGTCATTAGTCAAATAGGAACAGTTTCATTTTTTGTAAATGGGCCATCTGAGTTGACTAACTCCTCGGTAGTTAATTCCCTTAGATGTAACAACGTCACAGCAGCTATTGGTGGTGCTGGACTTCCTTCGTTGGAGGAAATTAGAAATTATGTATCGTTTAATTTCTCGGCACAAAAAAGAGCAGTCACGGTTCAAGATTATGAATCAATTATTAGGAATATGCCATCTGAATTCGGAGCTCCTGCAAAAGTTGCGATTACTGAAGATAACAATAAGATTTTGATACAGATATTATCATACGACACTTCAGGTAAATTAACAAACATCGTTTCTAATACATTGAAACAAAACATTGCAACATATCTTTCTAACTATAGAATGATCAATGATTATATCTCGATATTGACTGCTGAAGTTATTGACTTGAGTTTAGAAATATCAATTGTATTGGATTCGGCTCAAAACTCAGGACAAGTTATTGCAGATGTTGTTGACAGAGTATCAACATATTTTAATCCGCAAACTAGACAGTTAGGGCAAAACGTATACCTTTCCGAGGTACAAAGTATTGTTCAAAATCAGAATGGTGTGTTAACTGTTGCGGACATTAAAGTTTTCAACAACGTTGGGGGGCAATATTCTTCGGCTGAAACATCAATGAGGTATTCAAATCCTGAGACAAAAGAAATACAACCTGTTGATGACACAATTTTTGCACAACCTTCACAAGTTTATCAAATAAGATATCCAAACAAAGATATTCGAGTTTTGGTGAAAAACTTTCAATCAGTAACCTTCAGTTGATAGGTTTATTATCCCTATTTATTGTTTATGATTTTAGGTGTGTGTTAGAAAATAACACCTAAACTATTTATAAACTAAAGATATTATATGGGTGATTCATATAGAATAAGGACTGAGCTTGGTGTAAACAAATCAATCAATTTACAATTAGACCAAGAATTTGAGTTCTTAGAAATCCTATCGCTTAAAATTCAACAAACCGACATCTACATAAGAAATTGTGCGGATTATGGTGTTTTGGTTGGTAGGGTCACCGCAAATAATGGTTTCGGATTACCGAATGCAAGGGTTTCAATCTTTATTCCTATAGAACAGGTTGATCAATCCAATCCAGTTATTACAAGTATATATCCATACAAATCTCCAGCGGATAAAAATGAAGATGGTTATAGATATAACCTCCTTCCATACAATCCATCCTATTCGAAACATGCCGCAACAGGGACTTTTCCTTCGAGATCCGATGCATTGACAGGGTCTACTGTTGTTGAAATCTATGACAAGTATTATAGGTTTACATCCAAAACGAATGAGAGCGGTGACTATATGATTATGGGAGTTCCTTTAGGACCACAAACCATAGTTATGGATGTCGATCTTTCAGATATTGGAGAGTTTTCATTAACACCTCAAGATTTAGTTAGAATTGGACTTGCAACAGAAGCACAAGTTGCTGGTAATAGGTTCAGGGCATCAGCCGATCTCAACTCTCTTCCACAAATAATTAACGTAACCAAGAGTGTGGAAATTTCTCCGTTATGGGGAGATCCTGAGGTATGTCAAATTTCAATCAATAGAATTGATTTTGATTTAAGGGATGACGCTAACGTTGATATACAACCGACCTCAGTTTTTATGGGGTCAATGTTTTCTTCACCTGATAAATTTAGACTCAGAAAAAATTGTAAGCCTAAAGATAATTTAGGAAACTTATGTGATCTTACTTCAGGACCTGGACAAATTTTAGCACTTCGTCAAACAATACAACAAGATGAGGATGGTAATCCCGTGTTGGAAGTTTTTGAATTAGAACAAGCGGGTAATATTATTGATGGAGATGGAACTTGGTTGACCGAGTTACCGATGAACTTGGATTATGTCGTCACGAATGAGTTTGGAGATAGAGTTATATCAAATGATCCAACTTTAGGTATACCTACAAAAGGAAAATATAGATTCAAAATCAAATGGACTCAACCGAATGATTTGACAATGCAAACAAGGAGACCAAGTTATTTGGTTCCTAACGTTAAAGAATATGGATGGGAAAATCCCGATGCTGACCCTACAAATTTACCGAGCCAAACACTAAAAAAGATTCAAGAAAGTTCGTATTATTTCGGGTTAGCTTGGAGTGGGTATACAAATGGGTTTACGGGGTCAGAACAGATAGATCGATTGAATGAAATAATTGATTGTGAAGATACATTTTATGAGTTTCAATTTAATAGAGTGTATACAATTTCATCGTTGATTGACCAATACAAAAAAGGTGATGGACGAGGAAGATTTATAGGAATCAAAGAAATTGATGATGATAGTTGTTCGAGTACTGTTAATAAATTTCCTGTAAATGATGGATTCAAAAATTTCGATTTACTGTATTTCTTATTCTCAATAATTTTTACAGTAATTCAATTTGTTGGTTCTGTTCTATTAGTGATTGCCCATCTTTTACTTTTCATATATACTATTGTCATTGAGGCTTTGTGTTTCTTGTGCGGAATTAAAATTTTACGTTTGAGACCTTTTGCATTTATTTGTAGAGCCCTAAGAATTAAGTGTGAAAGAAAAAGTTTTTTGGTTCGTTTACCAATGTTAACTTACCCTGATTGTCAATCATGTACTTGTACAGAAACAAACGTTGACTCATCAGCTCTTTTAGGTGGGACTAATGGAGTATTATCTTATGTTTCTTCACCATCAAGTTATTATGATGGTTTACAATCTTTGTTTGGTTCTGATGGTACACCGTCAGAAGATGTGCAGTTAAAATCTTTAATTTTTTCTGAATCCATTGCAGGTAATGATGATTCTGTTACCGATTTGAATAAATTCAAAACACCAGTGTCACAGGTAGTCCGATTTTTATCAGAGGAATCTGATGAGAGAAGATATTTTACATATGCAACAAGTCTTACTTTGGGAGAAAGAATAAATATATTTAATACCCGAAAATCGTATTTTGAAGAATTGAATAAAATTAAAGTAACTTTTTCTAAAAATTCAAATTTAGGGAAATTTCACTTTGATAATACTGTAACTGTTTTGGCAAACCAATTCTATGAATCTGGTCAATTACTAACGACAGTAAATCCCGCAACATCTACCGATAAAAATTTCTTGTATTTGGAGCAAACTAATAATGGGTTGGTAAATGGGATTACGGGAACAACAATACAAGGGTCAACAAATGTAACTGTAAAATACGCTCTGACTGAACTGACAGATAGTAGTGTTTCTTATTCGTTACCAACAGGCAGTACTATAACCCGTCAACAATATCCACAAGATAGAGAATATTTCCAAGTTGTTACTGCAATAACTATTTCGGAGGCAATCAAAATATGGGATACAAGTAATTTGGAGGCGTTTCCGAATGTTTTAAGTGCTCGTTCTAGAATATTTTTAAGGAGGAAACGGAATACCTTAGGGTATAGTGATGATGGTAATTTATTGATTAGTCCACTTTCAGTTTTAGAAAATGTGGATAACCAATATGTACTAATTCTTCAGAGAGGAGTTGACCCATATTCTCCTGTGTATGAGAACGAATATAAACTCGGTAGAATTTTTGGTAAAAACATAGATGACCCAAATCTAACAATAACTGCGCCAACTCGATTGAATATACCTATTCAAAAGTTAACACAGACAAATATTTCGGTCCAACCTTTCACCCAAAATGGAATGTTCTATCCATCTTATTTCTTCGAAGCGGGAAATGGTTTTAGCGGGTTTACAACTTCCACAGTTGGTTATTATGGTAGTTTGGATGCAACACGTGACACAATAGGTGATGGGTTGAACACGAGAAATATCGGAGGTGTAATTGGGATGGTTTCATTTACTAACAATGATTTTTACTCATCGACTCAAAATGCTGCAAAATATGATCTGTCTGAAGATGTTTCTGGTGCATCATATATCTATGCTAACATAGATGGGGGTTCTTGGTTTAGTTATAAAGATGCTAGATTCCTATACCTAACACCCAATGCTTATCCGATATTGACTGGATCCCCAATGTCAATTTCATCTAAAACAAACAATGTGATGAGAACCGATAGACTACCTTCATCTGATGTTTTGAACGGTAGCGCATGGACAACCAATCCCGCATTGTTGCAACAAAATAATAACTTTGTTTTCTATGAAATCCCCGAGCTAGACCAACCTGATGCTTTGGTTGGATACGCAACTGGTGCTGAAATACCAACCGCAGATTTGGAAGGGTTACCAAATGAAGTAACTGTTTTATCAAGTTTTGATTGTGAAAATATGGTTGGGTTGGATTGTTATACAGGTTTTGGTGATAACTTTGAAGTTAATCAGGAGTGTACAACGAAAGATGCGGTTGAAAAAGGTTGTTATATTTTTATGAAGAGACCTGGTTTGGATTTGGTTAAAGATCTTGGAAACTTTGGAGAATGGGCTTTTAGATTTAGATTTTTCTATGCTCTATGTCGAGGGGTTCTCGCTCAATCATTTATGAACAATTGGGTCAATGGATCATTATATTTCTTCCCAATTCAAGTCGATACTTTCTATAACAAACAAAATAGAGTTAGTCAAGTTAGATTCTGTGAAGATGTGATCTACTATAATCGAGACAGTAATAACTTCTATTATAGAAGTAGTCCATATAACAATACGACTAATAAATTTATTGGTAAAAGATCAGACAAATCTGAGGGAGGTATCAATGATATGAATCTATTGTTTCCTACAACTGTAATCAATTTGGGTATGAAAGATTATTTCTATTCTGAGATAACCTTTGACCCTTCGACCCGAGGATTTATATTACCAAACATTGGTCCTACAAGTTATGCTGACACATCGGATTTGGTTAATCTTTTTGTGGTATCTAGAATCACTGATGAGAATTTCTTACAGCAATTGATACCTTTAGGAGACAATTCTATCAATCAACTATTTTCAAGAAATGAAAGAAGAATTGATGGAGATTTAGCTCAGTTGATGTCGATAAACTGTGAGATAGGGAATATCAATTTTTCACCTGAATATTATGACAGTGTTACTGGTCAAACAAATCAACCAACACAAATTCTTGGAACTCCTAAGGATCCGACAATTGGTGTATGGTTCTCTTCTACAACGGAAGATTTACAAACCAAAGATTACTTAACCCCAGGCCGAATAAATTTCAGAGGAAATGATGACATTGGATATTTTCCATATCCATATGGAATCAAATCACAACAAGTTCCATTCTATCAATGGAAATTGTATAATACGAAATTGATATTTGGAACTCAATTAAACAGTTGGGCAACATCGTCAGCTGATATTGTTCAAAATACCAGATATCAATCTTTGGATAGGTTTTCAACAAGCACTCCTTATTTCTTAGGATCGAATGCGATATCCAATGACTTGAATGCACGAGGATATATATTCAACGTAAATGGATCCTTTCTCC